AGAAGTTTAATCCTATCCTAGATGATATAGATAATGTATATTGTCTAGAGTCTATGTTGTATTCCCATAAACTAGAACTTGCTGGAACGACTGATTGTATAGCAGATTATAAAGGCACTTTATCAGTTATAGACTTCAAGACTTCTGGGAAGTTAAAGAATAAAGACTGGATTAGTAATTACTTCATTCAATGTGCCTGTTATGCGATGATGTTAGGTGAAATGGTAGGTATTCTTCCGAAACAGATTGTTATCCTTATTGCTGTTGATGATGAAGAACCTCAGGTCTTTATTGAAAACACTTTTGATTGGATACCTTTCGCTATTGATGCAAGACAAGAATTTAGAGTAAAGAAAGGATATTGAGTTTTTTATTCTCTTCAATAGTTTTACGTCTTTTAATTTGGATATCTTTTTTTTCGTCAGAAGTTTTATTAGCAACGGAATCCGCTTTCTTCTGTTTTGTTACTAGTTTTTCTTCAGGTGTTTTATTAATTTGTGCAGCAGACAACCTTGCTTTTGTTTCTGTCGGCATAGTTTTACCTAAATTGCCTATACCTATTTTAAGTCTAGTTTCTTCTGAATGCTTCTTACCTGTTCTAGCGGCAGACTTTTTAGTTTTAGTTTCTTCAGAGTCCTTCTTACCTGTTCTAGCGGCAGACTTTTTAGTTTTAGTTTCTTCAGATTTAGTGGTGCATGGAAAACTATCTAAACCGTTTTCCGGTATTAGATTAGCCCAGTTATCCGAATTAACTATGTTGTTTTCGTATGAGAAATGTAGTGCATGTTCTGAGATAGATGTATCATAGTATAAATCCGATAACCAGATTGTTTCAACAAACTCTTTACCATATTTGTTAATATGATCTTTCCAATATTTGCCTGAACCTAGATACTTTAAGGGATCTTTTCTGATAGTTTTACCAAAGTATTTCTTTTTGGTTATTGAATGTTGTTTGATATAAAGACGAGTTGGTGCAATTGGTGTATAAGTAGTTATGCTGGTCATATTAGTTCCTGTAATTAATAGTTGAATGATTAGAGTTAGTAGGTTCCGACACCGTGACTAACGCCTATTACTATTTATACAAATTGAAAACTGTTAAAATAAGTCTTTACTTTTTATCCTAAAAGAGTATAATATATAAATACATAATACATTAACTAAAAGGAGAAGCCTATAAGATAAACAAGATGTACCATTCCGTTATAAAACTTCAAAACAAGGCAATGAGTCTACCGAAGAATAGGAAAACAATATTAGGATTCTTCTGATATTGTAACTAAAGAATAGGAGAATACATGCGATCAATTACAATGATCTTATGTCTGTGTTTTATGTCTGCATATGTTGATGCTCAGACTATAACACATAAAAAGAATATTATATCAAAAACGAGGGCCGTTATTATTAATGGTCATATTTCAAAGAAAGATATAGAATGTGTCGCAGAAACAATATATTCTGAGGCAAGAGGTGAATCATTGACTGGACAACTTGCAGTGGGCGCAACGATTGTCAATCGGTCTAAAAAAATATTCCACAAACCAGCTTGCAAAGTAGTAAAGCAACAATACACTCAGAAACGTATTCCAAAAGAAGAACGTGATGAGTTTATAAAACTAGCAACGAATATCTTATATGGTAATGCAAAGAACCCTGTAGGTAATCTTGACTCGTTTGATTCTTTCAAGTTTAAATATTCTAAGCGACCTAGAAAAACTGTAAAAATTGGTAATCACTATTTTTACAGAGCATTAAAAGCATAAATTAAATGGGCTTTATCAGCCCATTTTTTATGATCTATAGAAAGCCGTAAAACCTCTTTTTCTCACTTTTTTACCTCTTTATTTTCAATAACTTATATGACCTTTTTTCACCTTTTTATCGTAATTGGTGTAAATGTACCCTTAAGTTTTTTTCTTGTGCTTAAATACACTTCTTTTTCCTGATTCTAATTATATTTCAATAACTTATAAGAATATTATTCAAATTATTGCTTATAAAATATCACCATATCTCATTATCTTTACTTTTGCTCATTTTGGTGTTATAATTTATCTGTGGTGGGGTTAAGTAGATTCAATGATACATAAGAACATATTAATAATGGAGTTAAAAATATGGCTAATAGTATGTTTGGTAAGATCAATAAGAACTTTCCGGGTAATAAAGAGTCGCAGTCGTTTTATTTGCTTATGGATGATATTGATAATGAATCTATCAGACCTTGTATAGAATGGATTATTGAAGCAAACTTTGCTGAAACAAGACCAGAGATGTTAAACATAATGATATGTTCTGGTGGTGGTTCTTTATCTGCTGGGTTTTCTTTAATAGATGTTATGAGAGGTTCAGGAATTCCAGTTAGAACTATTGGTATTGGAGAGATTGCTTCTGCTGGATTAATGATATTCATGGCAGGTAAGAAAGGTGAAAGAGTATTAACTCCTAATACTGCTATCCTAAGTCATCAATATAGTTGGGGTTCAAGTGGGAAACACCATGAGTTAATCAGTGCAGCAAAGGCATTTGATTTAACCAGTTCTATGTTAGTTAACCATTATAAGAAATGTTCTAATCTATCTGAAGATAAAATTAAGAAGATACTGTTACCACCACATGATGTTTGGTTAAGTCCAGATGAAGCCTTGAAGTATGGATTGTGTGATGTTATTAAGGAATTGAATTAAAGGTTGACAGGTTATACATTTGTGTTATAATAAGTTATTATTAATTGATGGAGTAAGTGAATGAGTTTAAAAATGACACCAATAGTGGTTTCTATTCATAGAGAAAAAGAACATCCTTTATTTGGAGAAGGAGTTCTCCACCTCAAGTTAGAAGATGAGGCAGGTGGTTTCTTCTTTACAGTCAGTCAAGAAGGGGATTCAATGAGGATTGACTATGATGAAATTAAACAATTAGTGATTGCAGCTAAGTTTCTATTAGATGGTGCAGGAGGTTTGAATGATTGAAGGGTACTCAATTCTGTATGCACTAAAAGAAAAAGAGAAACTTAAAGAAATATTCAAAAGTCTTTCTGAACAAAAGAAAGTTATTGATGATTGGTTTACCGACTTTGGTAATAGTTATAGTAATTCAGTTTTATCTAAGGCTGGGTATTATAGTGATATAAGAAAACCTTACAATGAAAAGTTTGATGAATATGAGGGTTTGATGTTGAAATATAGGTCAGTAAGTTATTATCTGGAGTTGTTGAAATGAGAGATGAAACAGAATTTTCTTTACATATAGAGAATCTTGCTATTGAAAAGAAGCTAACTAGAATGGATGCTATTTTATCTTATTGTGAGGAAAACTTTATAGATCCTATTGATATAGCACTTAATATTTCTAAATCATTAAGAGATAAGATAGAAATGGAGATGATTGAGGAAGGAAAGTTACCGAGATCTACTACTTCGGTTATTCTATGATATCTGGTTTTACTCTATTCAAGTATGATCGCTCGGTAAAATTGCACTTCACTAATAAGAAGTATAATGTTTTTGATTACAAAGGTAAGACGAATGGTGTGTCTTTTGAAAACTTTCTAGCTAGACGTGATTATAACATCTATAATGCTATTGCCAGGAAGTTTGAAACTGATGCAGAATCCATCCAGTTTTTAGTCGCTAACTACGCTTATCAGAATGATCCAATTCATAATATTGCCTCTAGCGATAATAACTTCATTACTTGGAATAGAAGGAAACAGAGCATTACTAATACTTTCAAGAATGATATCGATAACGTGATCCTTGTTATGGAAAAGAAGTCAATGTCTTGTATGGATATGATAGATAACAGTAAAGATATACCTGAGTTGTTTAAGATGTATCTAGGGCATGGCATAACTGTAGAGTCTCTGTTTATTTTGAACAAGTTTATACCCTTCATTGATAACTGGGAATCAACATTAGAAACAGTGTGGGGAAAGGACTTATTAATAATTAAGAAGTTAGAGCGTTTCGTCAAATATAATGAGGTAACAATCAAAGATATTTTGGATAACTCTTTACTTCTAGATGAAAAGGTAGTATAATAACAACTTGAGATATAACTATATTTGATAATGAGGAATTGATAACATATACAACGGAAACATAATACTTCGCAACTAAAATAGGAAATACAAATGGATATACAATCGTTAAGAAAATTACGCAACAATGACTTCTCAAAAATTACATCTGAATTTGAGAAGATCACTAATCCAGAAGCATCGACCAAGAATTATAATGATGATAGATTCTGGAAATTAGACCGAGATAAAGCGGGTAATGGTTCTTCTATTATTAGATTTCTACCACAACTTGAGGGCGATGACCTTCCTTGGGTACGAATCTTTAATCATGGTTTCCAAGGTCCAACAGGTCGTTGGTACATCGAAAATTCATTATCAACAATTAGTGAAAAAGATCCCGTTGGCGATTTAAATGCGAAACTCTGGAACTCTGGTACAGAAGCAGATAAAGAAATTGCAAGAAAACAAAAAAGACGTTTAAATTATACTTGTAACATATTAGTAATCAGTGATCCAAAACATCCTGAGAATGATGGTCAAGTCAAACTGTTTAAGTTTGGAAAAAAGATCTTCGATATGATTATGGATAAAGCTAAACCAACCTTTGATGATGAAACACCAATTAATGTATTTGATCTTTGGGAAGGAGCAAACTTCAGGCTTAGAATTAGACAAGTTGAGGGTTGGCCAAGTTATGACAAATCAGAATTTGATTCTCCATCTGAACTGTTCAATGGTGATGAAGAGAAACTGGTTGCATTAGTAAACAAACAATTTCCTCTTAGAGAGTTTCTTGATAAGAAGAACTTTAAGACTTTTGAGGAATTGAGTCGTAGACTGGCTGATGTATTGAATCTTGATGCGAGTCCTATTACTACTGCTGCAGCAATATCTGAAAGAGTAGCAACGATGGAACCTGCTCAACCTAAGTCGAGTCCAGCACCACAACCTAAAGCTGTGGTATCTGATGCAGACGAGGATATACTCTCCTACTTCAAAAGCATAGCCGAATCTGATTAAGATTTAATATCCATCTTGGAAACACTCAAGGAGTCTGAAGACTCCTTTTTTATGAGACGTATTTCATGTAACTAGTATAGGTTCTATCTTGATTAGTTACTGGAACTTTGATTATGTTCTTGGTAACAGTTTGATTACTATTATTTACAGTAGGTGCATTTATTACATTACTTCCCGCAGAAGTAGACCTAGAAATACCTGCGTTCTCACCAGATTGATTATAAATTGATTCTGCCTGTGTTGGTGATGCTACTTCAGGAGTTGCCTTAGTGGGGTTTAAATCAACAACAGAATACCCTAACGATTTATTCATTGCATCTAATTCTGATTCAGTTTCATTACCAGTTATAATAGGTCTGGTTGGAGTTGAAATAGAATCTTCTGCTTTAGGAGTATATCCTTGTGATTCAGGTGTTACTTGTTCTGCTTTAGGGGCTTCAGGTGGCTCTAGTAATTTTTGTAAATGTTCTAGGTCTTTTCCTTCAAACTCATTAGTGCTTATTAGAGTTTGAATTTGTTCTTTAGGTAATTTTTCAATAACATCCCATTTTTCTACAGTAGGTGTGGTACCAAATACTGGATATGATATTGCATCTTTATCACGTAATTCGTTTATTAATTCTAATCCACCTTCTCCAAATGAATCACTAAAC